TGGCTGGCGAGTACTGCGACGCGCACCCGGAGGACGAGTTCTACAAGAAAGCGGCCAAGACGAAGAAAGCACCCGCGCCGCAGCCTGAGCTCACAGACCAACCCGCACCCGAACCACAACCCGAAAACACTCCTGAATAATGGCACAGACCACTGGCTACCTGAATGCCTCGAGCATTCGCTTCTTCACCGGCACGACCGACGGCACCCACACGGTGGTCGGCGCTGTGACCGAGTGCAGCATCTCCATGTCCACCGACGTGCGCGACATCACGACCAAGACGTCCGCCGGATGGCGCGAAATCCTGCCGGCCCTGAAGTCGGCCAGCATCAACGTCAGCGGCATCTTCGCTGAGGACGCTACCAACAGCTTCAACGCTTTGGTCGACTACCAAATCGCAGGCACCAAGGTCTTTGCGGTATTCACGAACGTTGGCGCGACGTCTCTGCCTAACGCAGGCGACGAGGAGTTCGACGTCGCTGGCTACATCACCAGCATCGAGCAAACGGCTGGCTTTGAGGACAACGTCACCTGGTCGTTGACCATGGACCTCACCGGCGCTGTCGTACGTGAGACCATCGTCTGATGCTGGTTGAACTAAGCGGCCGCACCTTCACCCTGCGCGCATCCCTCGGGGCGTGGCGCAAGTTCGAGCAGAACACCGGCGTGAAGGTGGCGAACATCGACCAGACAGACGTCACGCGCATCCCGGAGTTGGCCTACTACTTCGCCGAGGCAGGAGCCAAAGCGAACGGCCACACCTGGGACTTGACTGCGGACGACTTCCTCGAGCTTTGCACCATCGCCGACCTTGAGACCCTCACGCAGGCCGTCGCGGCCTTGCTCGGAGGCGACCAAAAAAAAAGCGCGGGAAAGGCAAAGCCCTAAACTGGGACGAACTTGAAGCGACGGGGTTGGGCCAGCTGGGCCTGACCCCGTCTGTGCTTTACGGCCTCACCTTCGCCGAGTTCAACAACGCAGTCACCGGCTTCTTCGAGCTCGAGAAAGAGCGCGACCAGCGCGAGTGGGAGCGCACCCGGTGGCTGGCCTGCCTGCTGCTGAACCCACACACCAAGAAGCGCCTCAAGCCGGAGGACATCGCCGAGTTCCCCTGGGAGGCAAAGCGCAAACCCGCTGCGGATGGCTTGGCTATCTTGCGGCAAATAGCAAAGAGCAGTAATGGCTAAACTCGGCGACCTCATAGTCCGCGTAGGTGCGGACACCCGCGAGTTCAACAAAGAGCTCGGCAAGATTCAGCGGCAGATCCGGCAGACGTCGGACAACATCATGGACATGGGCAAATCCATGACCATGGGCGTGACGCTGCCTATCGTCGGCCTCGGCGCGGCGGCGGTGAAGGCGGCCGCCGACCTTGAGACCATGGAGACGCAGTTCATCTCGCTGACCGGCGGAGCTGAGCAGGCGGGCGCCATGGTAGACCAGCTCAACCAGTTCGCTGCGGCTACACCGTTCCAAATCGAGGAGATAGCCGGAGCCGCTCGCCAGCTCTTGGCGGCCGGCACCGACATCAGCCAGGTAAACGAGCAGCTCGGATTCCTGGGCGACATCGCAGCCACCTCGGGCGAAAGCATCGAGGACATCACAGCCATCTTCGCCAAGGTCCAAGCCAAGGGGAAGGTGGAACTCGAGAACCTGAACCAGCTGGCCGAGCGCGGCATCCCGATCTTCACTGCGCTGAGCGAGGCCACCGGCCTGCTGCCGTCGCAGCTGGGAGCCGGAGCCGTAACCGTCGAGCAGTTCAACGCCACCCTGCGCGGATTCGCGGAGGAGGGCGGATTTGCACACGGCGCCATGGAGCGCCTCAGCCAGACGGCGGCCGGCAAGTTCAGCACCGCGCTCGACAACTTGAAGCAAGCGGGCGCCTCGCTGGGCAACGTGCTCCTGCCGTACGTCACCGCGGCCATCGACAAAGTCACGGAACTCGCGGCCGGATTTATGAAGTTGGACGACAGCACCAAGACCACGATTGTGGTGGTGGCTGCGATTGCGGCGGCCATCGGCCCGGCTGTTATTGCGTTCGGCGCTTTGCACAAGGGATTCGTGGCGGTGAACCTGGTGCTGCCCGCCCTGCGCACGGCCATCATGAGCGTCAACGCTGCTGTACTTGCCAACCCCTACGTCGCAGCGGCTGCCGCCATCGGCATCCTCGCGGCTGCGATGCTGACCTACAAGGACGCCAGCGACAAAGCGCGCAAGTCCAAGGAGGACTTCGACGAAAGCATCAAGGACAAGACCGGCCGCGCGGCGATGGAGGCGATTGCGGTGCAGCTGAAAGAAGCTAACAACCAGTTAGCAGACGCTCGCCGCAAGTACGACGACTTAAAGCGCTCGCAGGAAGCGCAGGGCGCACGCGTCAGCGACCGCACCATCAGCCAAATTACCGAGACCGCGGAGCTCATCAGAGTTCTCGACGACCAGGTGCGCGCCTACCAGCGCCAGTACCAAGAGGCGAGCAAGCAAGAGCAGCAGCGCATCCGCGACACCAAGACCATGAACGACCAGACGGTGGCCCGCGCAGCCAACGTCGAGGTGAGCGACAAGGAGCTCGACAAGCTCAAGGCACTCGAGCTCGCCCGCCTCAAGGAGGCCCACGCCATCGAGGAGGCGACGCAGGCGATGCGCGACCAGCAGCTGATGGAGGTTGTTACACCTGCAGCGGCGAGGTTCACTGGCATTAACGTGCCCGACCTGCCGCCGATTGAGCTCGAGCTGCCGGACGAGATTGTAACGGAGGACGCCATCGCAGGCGGTAACGAGCTCGCAGCCGCGTATATGGCAGCGGCAAATGCGGCCAAAGATTTTAGCGAAGCAGTCAACATGGCGGTGGAGGCCGCGGTAGAATCTGCTTCCGTAGGATTTGGGGAGCTCATCGGTCAAGCCATGGCAACGGGCGAAGGATTCAAGGGCTTTGGCCAGCTCATAATCGGGACACTCGCTGATCTCGCTATCCACGTCGGAAAGATTGCCATCGGAATCGGCGCAAGTGTAAAAGGCATCAAGGCTGCGCTTGAAACGCTCAACCCAGCTGTAGCGCTGGTGGCGGGCATCGCTCTCGTAGCGCTTGGCACCTACGCCAAGACAGCGCTGTCCAACGCAGGACAGGTGGCTGCTTTTGCCGAGGGCGGCATCGTGAGCGGGCCCACCATGGGCCTCGTCGGGGAGTACCCAGGCGCCAAGAGCAACCCTGAAGTCATCGCACCTCTCGACAAGCTGCGCAGCATGCTCGGCGATGCAGGCGGCGGCAACGTCACCGTGACCGGCCGCCTCGACGGGCGCGACCTAATCCTGAGCAACGAACGCACGACCTTCAACCGAGCACGAACCAAATCCTGATGGGAATCCGACTGCAGTCCGAATTTGCGGACATCAAAGGGCTGGTGTACCAAGTCAACATCCACGACAGTACCTACAGCAGCGCCGTCATCCCTTTCGTCATCGGCGGCGACGGGTTCGTGCTCAACTACGAGGGCGACGTCAACGACCGTTACAAGCCTATCATCGGCTCGTTCGTCGAGTTCACCTTGATGGAGCAGAACGAGGCCCATAACGATTTCCTCGTCGACCTCATCACCGCGCAGGAGGGCCGATTCCTTGTGAGCATCGGCGTAGATCCCGACGGCGTCAACACCCTCTACTGGGCAGGCGTGGTCCTACCTGAGCAGATGCGCCTCGCGGACGAGGCCTACCCCATCGAGAACCGCATCCGTGCGGCGGACGACCTGGCGAACTTGACCAACGTGCTGTACAACGACAACGGCACCGCGTACACCAACGCCGACGGCATGACCTTCGCCAAGCACCTGACGCTGGCGCTGAGCAAGATGCGGACCGCCTCGCTGTGGGCATCCAACACACCGTTCCTGCGGGCTGTGGCGAGTTACACACCTGGGAACATTTACACGGGCGACTACTACAGCAACCTGCGCGTATCTCAAACGACCTTCTACAACCAGCGCGAGGACAACTTTGAGAACGAATACTTCAGCTGCCACGAGGTGCTGCGGCAATTCGCTGTACCGCTCGGCGCGCGCCTCTATCTCGCCAACGGATACTACTGGTTCGTGCCGGTCTGTAAAGCCGTCGACAGCGCCACTCTCAGCGCGCTGAACTACGACAAGGAGGGCGACTATCTAAGCACCAGTAGCGTCCACACCCAGATAACCATCGGCACCGACATCAACAAGATGAAGGGATGGAGCTACGGCTACCAGCTGCCGCTGAAGAAGGTTCGCCGCAGCTGGCTGCACAAGGGCACCTTCCCTGTCTTTGCCGGATCGTGGGACTCGGCGACACTCGGCAGCACCGTAGTGTCTGGCGGTGAGTTTGAGTACGAGGCCGGCACCGTCTTCAACCTGCAGGTGCTGTCCGGCT